ACGGAGACATCCATCAAGTCAACGCAGACCGAATTGGAATCAGCCGCCGCCAAGTTAAAACAGTCACTTACGCCTTCCTCTACGGTGCAGGTGACGCCAAAATCGGACATTCCTTTGACTCTTCCTTAAATGATCGCAATGCGAAATCACAAGGTAAGGAGATTAGAGCAGCGTTTGTTTCTGCTATTGATGGACTTGCGGAACTTCTGGCGGCAATCAAAGCGGCGTCTGAGAAGGGCTTTGTCCGATCGATAGACAAACGAAAGATTGCCGTTGACAGCCCTCACAAAGCTTTGAACTACTTGCTCCAATCAGGAGCTGGTGTAATTGCAAAGCGTTGGATGGTAATCAATCACGAAAACACTAAAGAGTTGTGTTGTTCACAGCTCGCTTTTATACATGACGAATTACAATTCGAGTGCGACCCAGTGGACGCAGACGCGCTATCAGCATCCCTGGTACGCTGCGCTGAAAAGGCTGGAGAGTACTATTCACTACGCCTCCCAATCAGTGCAGAAGCAAAGCAAGGGAGGGACTGGTCGGAGGTCCATTGATGAAACTACTCATTGACGCCGACTATATCGTTTACAAGTCTTGCGCCGGCGCTGAAGACGAAATTGACTTCGGAGATGATGTCATCTTGGTTGTTAGTAAGTTTTCAGAGGCACTATCTAATGTACAGCGTGAGCTGAGCAAGATCAAAAACAACTTTATGTGGGACGTGCCAGAAATGGTGCTGTTCTTTAGTGACTCTAAAAATTTTCGGAAAAAAATTTACCCCGATTATAAAGGTCACCGAAATAGAAAGAAGCCCTGCGGTTATCGCCGCGTAATTACAGCACTCAGTCAGCAGTACCAAGTTATTAGAATGCCTGAGCTTGAAGCTGACGATGCCATGGGTATCTACGCTACTGCAAATCCTGGTAACATTATTGTATCTCCTGATAAAGACATGCGTCAAATCCCTGGTCGTTTGTACAATCTTGACGAAGTGATAGACATCACGCCGGAAGAAGGTATGAAATGGCATTTTATTCAGACGCTTGCAGGTGACCAAACCGATGGTTACTCAGGCGTGCCTGGTATTGGAATCAAACGTGCCGTTGCTTTGTTTGAAGAGAATGGGTACACGTGGGAGACTGTTGTCAAGGCGTTTGCAGAAAAAGGTCTTGATGAAGAAGTTGCTTTGACAAATGCCAGACTCGCACGAATTCTTACACACGAAGATTTTGACCAACACAAACAACAGGTCATACGATGGGCTCCCCCCTCCGCCAGTGACAGAGCTGACGATGGAGCAGGACCTAAAGATCAGACGCCTCAAGGACCTGCTTCCTGAGGCTGACAAAGATGACATCATCACGTTGTTCATCGCACTACAACGGCAGAACTTTTGCCTTGCTAATACAGTTTCCAACCTAGTTAAGGAATGGATCACAAGTCACCCGCCCATTACACCAGAGGATCCATAGAAGTCTGGGACTTCATACGGGATCAAGAACTCAACTATCACCTTGGTAATGCTATTAAATATATTTGCAGAGCCGGTTTCAAGGGTGATAACACAAAGGTTAAAGACCTTAAAAAAGCTATCCACTATCTTGAGAATGAACTCCTACATACACACGAGCCTGATGGATCAGGCGGAACAGTTCCGCTCCGCATACTTACTGACGACTGGGAAGGACCGTCGGAGTGGTCAGAAAGCTTTGATCGATGAAGAATGGTCAGAGTTCCATGAAGCCTATCACATGAAGGATGAGTGTGAACAACTGAAGGAGCTTGCTGACTTGGTGTATGTTTGCTACCAGTTTGCTGCTTCTCAAGAATGGGATCTCGATGAAGCAATGCATCGTGTCCACAAATCAAACATGTCCAAGCTCGGAGAGGATGGAAAACCTTTGTACCGAGTAGATGGTAAGGTCATGAAAGGACCTAACTATCAGCCACCAAAATTGAACGACCTTATTATCGAATGACCACCTCATACATCGCACGCACCGGTCGAGTCCAGTCTTGGATCGACGACCCTACCTCCCGGTTGCCTGTCAGTTGCACTGTTTTTACCGTAGAAGATTCTATCGAGGGAGAAAATGGAATTGAAGCATCCTGGAAATTTGTATCACATGCTCTACGTTTCGGAGCAGGTTGCGCGGTCCACTTGTCGAAACTGCGACCCCGTGGAACAGAAAATGACAAAGGATTGGTTGCATCTGGACCAGTCTCTTTCGCAAAAATCTACTCAACGCTAAATGAGATCCTTCGTCGCGGCGGTGTGTACAAGAACGGTGCTGTGGTGGCTCACCTGGATCTTAGCCATCCTGATGCACTTGAATTTATACAAACTCCTCGCCATGAGCTACCCTGGATCAAGCGATGCATCAACATCAAGCCGGAGTGGTGGGAGGCTTGCACGTTTAAAGAAGAACTCCTTTATGGCATCAAATCAGGTGACATCTGGCTCAACAAAGTAAAGTATGACAATGAAGGAAACCGAATCCGAGGAAACGTCTGCCTTGAAGTTTACCTGCCCTCACGTGGAACATGCCTGCTACAGCATGTCGCTCTTGGTGCCTGTGAATTCGACGACATCCCGCGAGCTTTTGCTGAAGGTATGTCCGAGTTGTGCAGCCTCCATGGCAAAACAGGTGTTGGAGAAAGCGGTGAGTACCTCCCTTCAGAAACCGACCGACAAGTTGGCTTGGGACTACTCGGACTTGCTAACCTACTACGGAGGTACGGAGTAACCTATGAGCAATTCGGGATTGCTTTGGACCAGTACAATGCAGGAGAAGTGGTACGCACACCAGCCTATGAACTGGTCTCCCAGCTTGACAATGGTATTAAAGCTGCAGCCGAGATTGCTCGCTCTGCTGGTATGGTTCGAGCCTTTGCTATCGCACCCACTGCCTCCTGCAGTTATCGAAGCCGAGATCTGGATGGCTATACTCAAGCACCAGAGATCGCGCCACCAATTAGCCGGACAGTAGACCGTGACAGCGGTACGTTCGGGGTACAAACATATGAATATGGCGACGTAGAGATCGCCGCAGAAGTCGGCTGGGAGAACTACAAGCGTGTTGCTGATGGCATCATGACTCTCCTGGATCGCACGGGACTTCTTCACGGGTATAGCTTCAACAGTTGGAGTGATGTTGTTATTTATGACAACGCCTTTATCGAAGAGTGGTTGGAATCTCCTCAAACCTCCCTTTACTATAGTCTGCAAGTCATGGGCGATACACAAGATAAGTCTGATGTTTATGCAGCTATCAAGGAGGACGTCGATGAGTATCTTGCTGACATTCTAAATGAAGAACTCACTTGTGACTGTCAAGAATGAACCCCTATCAAAAATTACTCAATCGAAAAAGAAAATGGACACCGGTACAGATGACCGCCGGTACTTGCAAAGAAGGTGCGGAGGAGACTATCCTCCGTGCACTTGCATTGCGACACATGGAACTGCCTGTGGGAGATTTTATTACTGATGCTCTCTCCACTGAAGTGCCAGATCTTGCGCGGGAAATACTCCACTCTAACGTTCAAGACGAAGAGAACCACGACGTCGCTCTTGGTTACATCGCCTCTGCTTACGGCGTTGATGAGAAAGCTGAGGCGGAAGCCCTTAGGCTTAAAGCCGCTTGGGAAGCACATCCAGATCACACGATCACCAAAGCATTGGTTGCCGAGCGTGCAATCTTCTTCGTTCTTCTACCATTCTTCCGCTTTAATGGTGACGCTGGCATGAGAACGATTTCAGCGGACATCAGTCGAGACGAACAAGTCCATGTGGCGGTCAACTCACTGGTACATACTGAGCTGGGCTACAACATCAGCCCGTCTTTGGACAAGCTCCGCAAGGCTACGATCAACTGGGTGATGCAGCCCCTGGGCGAGCACACCGATAAATATTTGGACAAAAAATTTTGGCTGGATTCTAGTGATCGTCTAATGTATGAGGGCAAAGCACCTGAGCTTGCCGCTACACGATCTGCTCGGATGCCTGCCTTCTTCGAGCACAGCAATGTCAACCTCCCCCAATATGCTTGAGGTTCTCGGGATGAATTCCCGAGGACTTATCCATGCACTAGAAGAATCCTTTCCACCCACCAACCCTACACCTGACGATACAATGGAAAAAATCATGTACCGATCCGGTCAGCGTAGTGTCGTTGAGTGGGTCATTAAATATATGGAGGATAACTGATGAGCAGAGCAGATAGTCGTAGAGCAGAATACCGTAAAGTTCTCCTAAGTCAAGGTGGTTTATTCGGCCAGACTGGTTATGGATCTAACTTTGGTTTTGATGCACGTGGTCTAGATGCGTTATCAACTACCAATTATATCAACGATCCAGGTAGATATGTCTTTTCAGCTAGCCCTTACGTGCCTAGTAACGAGTATGAGTCAGCAGGTTTTTCAGCCGGAGGTTATGTAGGTAGCGGCCGTGGTGCACGATCAAGCACGATCTACATGTTTCAAAAGAAACAGCCACAAGCTCCTACAATTGAGCACCGCACTGATCCTGCTCAAGCTGCTGAAATCGATAGGCTAAGGAAAGAGCTTGAGTCCCTCAGACCTTTAGAAACAGATGTAGTACCTGGACTTGAAACTCAGGTAACCAATCTAACTAACCAATACGAAAGTCAACTCACTGATTTACGTGACAGCCTGACAACTAAGTATGAATCTGATCTAGAAAAGAGGTTGAATGAATTACGTTCAACTTTAGAAGCAGATTATGGTACTGTACTTGAACAGCAGAAATCAACTGCTGCTACTCAGCTTGCTCAAGCTAACACTGCTGCTGAACAACGCCTTGCTGCACAGAACTTAGCTGCAGAAAAAAGGATGGAAGAGGCTCGTACTTTAGCTACACAACAGCTAGAAGACTACAAGCGTCAAGCAACTGAAGAGCTGACTGGTTATAGAACTAGAGCTGCACAATCTGAACAAGCTATGACTGAGTATCAGTCGTCAGTTGAAAAACAGATTGCTGATCTCAGGGCTCAGTCAACATCCCAGCTCCTAGAGCAGGGAGAGGCTGCAAGAGTTAGGTTAGAAGGTTTACGTTCAGAACTTACTTCTCAATACCAAACACAGTTGGGTGGTCAGCAGCAATCGTTTGAACAGCAGCTAGCTCAGGCTCAAGCTCAATTTGAGCAGCAGATGGGTACAACTCGTCAGCAGTCGGAAGAAGAACTAGGCCAAGTCCGGTCTCAATTTGAGCAGCAGCTAGGTCAAACACAACAGCAACTAGCTCAAGCAGAAACTCAATACGCATCTCAGCTAGACGCAGCTAGAGCTAGGTACCAAGAATTACTTGGTCAACAAACTACCCAGTTTGAAACACAAGCTGCAGAACAACAACGTACGTATGAGACTCAACTGGGTCAAACCCAACAGCAGTTAGGCCAAGCCCAGGAACAACTGGGTCAAGCTAGAACTGAGTTTGAACAGAGGACTGCTGAGCAGCAACAGCAATACCAAACACAACTTGGTGGTTTGCAGACACAGTTCCAAACACAAACTGCCTCTCAACAAAAACAATATGAAACACAGCTAGGTCAAGCACGATCTCAATACGAGTCACTGCTTAAATCTGAGCAACAACGTTTTGCACAACAACAAGCTTCTCTCCGTCGTCGGCAAGAAGCAACACCCGTTAGTGTTAAATCCACCACGTCAAAAGGTCAGCAAGTTGGCTTGACTGCACGTGGTACCACTGGTACATTTGGCAGACGTGGTCTGCGTATCTCTTCTATTAACGTTTAATTAAATGTCAGCACGTACACGTTACGACAATTTGTCGAGCGATCGTTCTCAGTTTCTTGAAGAAGCTAGACAAGCATCAGAGCTGACTCTTCCATACTTGGTTCGTGGTCACGAAGAATACACCGTGGGCATGAAACAGCTTAAGACACCTTACCAAAGCGTTGGTGCGAAAGGTGTAGTTACTCTGGCATCTAAGTTGATGCTAGCTCTGCTACCTGTTCAAACCAGCTTCTTTAAACTGCAGCTTGACGAAAGTCAGCTGGGTCAGGAGTTCGGACCTGAAGTTAAGTCTGAACTTGACTTGTCTTTTGCAAAGATTGAGCGCATCATCCTTGAATCCATCGCTGCATCAGACGACCGTGTCGTTGTACACCAAGCTCTGCAGCACCTGGTGGTCAGTGGTAATGCCCTTGTCTTCATGAGCAAGTTTGGATTGAAGTTATATCCTTTGAGCCGCTTTGTAGTGGATCGAGACGGGAACGGTCAAGTGATTGAAATTGTCACGAAAGAACGTATCTCTAAAAAACTACTTGAAAAACAACTGCCTCCTGATTTCTTTACACAAAGAGTGACAGATGAAGGTGGTCCATATAATGATGACGTCGATGTGTACACACATGTGCGACGTGATAACAATCGCTTTATTTGGCACCAAGAAGTATTTGATAAAGTTATCAAAGGTTCTCAAGGTAAGTCACCAATCAATGTAAACCCGTGGATCCCTCTCCGGTTCAACACTGTTGACGGTGAGAGCTACGGACGTGGTCGTGTTGGTCAGTTCATCGGTGATCTTAAGTCACTTGAAGGACTGTCCCAGGCGCTTGTAGAAGGCTCTGCAGCGGCTGCTAAGGTTGTCTTTACTGTGTCACCTTCAAGCACTACCAAGCCCAGCACACTGGCTGCTGCAGGCAACGGAGCTATTATTCAAGGACGTCCCGATGACATCGGTGTCGTTCAGGTTGGTAAGACTGCTGACTTCCGCACTGCTTATGAGATGGTCGGTCAGCTAGAGCGACGATTGAACGAAGCATTCTTGATTCTTAGTGTCCGACAAAGTGAACGTACTACTGCTGAAGAAGTACGTATGACACAGATGGAACTTGAGCAACAGCTTGGTGGTTTATTCAGCTTGCTAACTGTAGACTTCCTTGTTCCATATCTCAACCGTAAACTGAGTGACGCTCAGAAGTCAGGTGAGATCCCGCGCATTCCTAAAGACATTGTCAAACCAACTATTGTGGCTGGTATCAATGCACTTGGTCGTGGTCAAGACAGAGAAAGCCTGGCTTCCTTCTTGACTGTGCTTGCCCAGACCCTTGGACCTGAAGCCATCGCTACCTTCATCAACACTGATGAGGTGATCAAACGACTGGCTGCTGCACAAGGTATTGATGTACTTAATCTTGTACGTTCTATGCAAGAAGTACAGCAAGAAAGGCAAGCTGCTGAACAACAACAGATGGCAATGCAGCAACAGCAGATGGAGATCGAAGCAGCTAAAGTCAATGGCGGCGGACAAGCTCCACCACAAGAACCCACTATGGAACAACCACCTATCCAATAACCACCTATGGCTGAAGTAATGTCTATGATCTCGGAGGATAATGCTCCGGGAGAACTTAATGAAGAAGAGCAGGATTCTCTGAAAGTTGGAGAAGAAATGGAAGCAGCCCAGGAGCAAATGCTTGCTGGTAAATACAAGAATGCTGAAGAGCTAGAAGCTGCTTACCTTGAACTCCAAAAGAAACTTGGTGAACAACCAGAGGAAGAAGCCTCTTCTGAAGAAGAAGAACCTGAAGAGGAGACTGACTCCACGTTGTTTGACCGTCTTTGGGAAGAAGCTCAGACTGACAAATTGTCTGATGAAACTCTAAAAGAATTGACAGAGTCTAATCCTGCTGATCTTGCAAAGATGTACCTTGATTATCGTACTCAGGTGCAGGCTGGTGAAGGTGAGCAGATGACAGAACAAGATGCTAACAATCTTAAAGAAGCTGTTGGTGGAGAAAAAGCTTATGCCGACATGATGGGATGGGCTAGCCAAAACCTCAGTGAAGAAGAGGTTGCCATGTATGATTCTGTCATGGAATCTGGTGACAAAGCTGCTGCATACTTTGCAGTCGAAGCTCTGTCTAACCGCTATGATGATGCCAACGGTGTTGAGGGTAACCTCCTCCAAGGCAAAGCACCTACTAGCAACAACGACACTTTCCAAAGCCAAGCGGAGCTTGTCGAAGCAATGGGTGACCCACGCTATTCTCGTGACCCGGCTTATCGACAAGAGGTTATGCGAAGGCTTGAACGTTCCGATATTGATTTCTAATGTCCATTGTTATTGAAGAACGAGGTCGCCTGAACCTCTATGCAATCGAACCACCTATGACAATCATGGAAGTAACTGAAACCCACAACGAAAAAGCTGAAAAGCTGAACGGTCGCCTGGCTATGCTCGGCGTCATGGCTGCGCTCGGAGCGTATGCAATCACTGGTCAAATTATCCCCGGAGTCTGGTAATGCCCCAAGGTAAAGGAACTTACGGCTCTCAAGTCGGACGCCCACCTAAAAAGAAAAAGAAGCTGTCCTCTGGTCAGCGCAAGATTGCCAGCCAAGCTGGTGACAAAATGAAGATTGAAGCTGCTGATTTTCAAAAGCTCCGTCGTCGTAGGATGGGCTGATGCATAAAGGCAAAGGTTCATGCGGCTCCTATAAAGGAGGTAAGAAAGGTGGCGGTAAAAAAAAGTAG